AAATCTGGTATCTCAGTAGATACACTAAGAAAAGTTTATAACCGTGGAGTCGCCGCATGGAAAACAGGACATCGGCCTGGCACCACTCCTCAACAATGGGGTTACGCAAGAGTTAACGCATTTATCGTTAAGAAGAAAAAGGGTAACCTAAATCACGATAAGGATCTTGCATGAAAAAGTTTAATGAAATTAGAGCACCTAAGATTAAAAAAGGTCTTAGAGATAAGAAGGGTAAATTACATACTGTCGATATGAAACTCGATGGTAGTAAGTTGTCATTTAGAGTTACCGATGAGTTTGGTTCATTCAAAACCGTCAATGCAAAAGGTCTTGCAAAGATGTTTGAAGGCACTGACGTTGACAAGTTTATTGAAGAAGCACGTAAACCTGTATCTCAAATGACTCCTGCTGAGAAGAAGAAGGATGCCGAAAGACGTAAAGAGTACAACGCATACCAGAAAAGCAAACGTGAAGATGTCAAAGAACAAAACTGTGGATGTGGTAAGACTCCATGCGAGACATACGGTGACGTTGACGAAGCAATGAATCCCAAGGACAAAGCAAAACGTCTAAAACTGATTAAGAAAGCAGTTGAGAGAATCAACAAGAACAATGCTGAGAAAGCAAAGAAAGATGCACTCAAGATGATGAAGGACTCTGGGATGTTTGATGAGTCTGTAGAGATCACTGAGGGTAAGCAATCTTACGTAGATCAAATGCGTGACATTGTTGCAAAGAAATCAGCAAAGAAGATTAACGGTGTAATGGTAGATATGTTTACAGCATCTGCCGTAGTAAAAGTCTATGATGCCATAAACGACACCAACAAGGCAAAGATGGATAAAATGACTGTCCCTGCCATGGCAAACGTAGCATTCAAATTAATGAAAAAGTAATACAGGAGTAAAGATTGATTGATAGAATTTGGAGAAAGTTCTCCCACATGATGAAACGTAATAGAATTCAACGAGTATGGAACAAGGTACTATAAAAGAATGAAAAAATTTAACGACTACAACGAGATAGATGCACATTGTGAATGCAATGATCTATTTGAGGACTTAGTGATAACTGAGTCAGAATACCAAGGTAAGAAGGTGAAACTTAATGATCCTATTCGCACGTCCGAGAACCCTAATAAGAAGTTCAAGGTATATGTGAAGAACGACCAAGGTAACGTTGTGGTCGTACGTTTCGGAGATCCGAAGATGTCAATTAAACGAGATGACCCAAAACGTAGGGCATCTTTCAGAGCACGACACGACTGTGCAAATCCAGGCCCAAAGCACAAAGCAAGGTACTGGAGTTGTTATCAGTGGCGTGGTAGTGCTAAAGTAGACAATTAATATAAATAGAACAATAACCGAGATTAACCAATGGCAGACTTATCAGATCAACGACTTAGTCGGATAGAAGAAAAAATAGACAAACTATCAGATGCGATGGTAAGTTTGGCACGTACGGAAGAAAAGATACTTCAAATGGAAAAAAATTCGCAGAATGCCTATGAGCGTATGAACAAGTTTAGTTTAAAACTTGACGCAATAGAAGCAAAGGTGAACGACAACGCTCATACAGTGGGCATTATAAATAAAGTTACATTTATCGGTGTAGCATCAATAATTGGTGCCATCGTAAAAATGTTATGGTTTTAAGGAGACCTAAACTATGTCAGATATAAAGAAAACAATGGAGGCATATTTGTCAATGGTCTCCGAAACAGCAGACCTCGATGAAGGTATGACTAAAGCACAAGCAGCGGGAGCACGTAACCGTGGTGAGTCTAAGTTAGACCCTGTCGATGATAAAGCAAACGATAAGAAGTTCAAGAATCGTAAAGACAAGGACATCGATAATGATGGAGATGTAGATTCTTCGGACGAATTCCTGCACAAGAGACGCAAGGCAATCGACAACGAGAAAGACGGTGGAGAGAAACCTGCTAAGAACGAAAAGGTCAAAGCAAAAGAAGGTGAGACCGAAGCAGAGAAGGATGATAAGGAAGCAGATTCAGTTGAAGCAGATGGTGAGACTGAAGATAAACCTAAAGTAGATCCTAAGAAGAAGAAGAAGTTACCTAATAAAGATGACGGTGACGATACTCCAGAGATCTCTAAGATCGGTGAAGCATCTGCTGAGTTCATTAAAGACCTCGAAGATCTTCTTGAGAAGATGAAAGCAGGTACTGAACCAGAAAAGATTGACAGTAAAGAATCCCCTAAGTCTAAGGAATTCATTGCTAAACATAAAATTGACAAGATGGATCATGAGGATATGGAGAAAGTTCTCCCCCCGAAAGAACCTAAGTTGAAAAAAGAGATGGCAGAGTTCGAAGTTATTCGTGCCCTTCTATCTGGTAAACCATTAGACGGAGAATAATTATGGCAATTAAAGCGCCTGGTTGGTGTGCACAAGCAGTGCCAACACAAAAAGGTTGGGAAGATCCCGACAGTGGAGAGTTGTTTGTATCACGTAAGTTTGCACAAGCAGACATTGATGCATTCCATGGTAAGGTTGCAAAACCTACACCTACTCCAAAACCTGCACCAGTAGTAGTAGAAGAAGTGGTAGTTGAAGAACCATCACTTGATCTCGATGCAATGACTAAAGTTGAATTAGAAGCAGTTGGTCGTGAGCATGGTGTTGAATTAGATAGACGTGAGAAGAAGTCTTCTCTATTAAGTAAGATCAAAAAAATAGTAGAATAACTTACAAGGATTTGTTATGAAGGTGTACGTACTCACCTCTCGTGATATCGAGAGGTTAGGATGGATTGAAGAAGTTATACCGCAAAGAGAAACCGTAGTCGTGATCAATTCTCTGGATCCCGATTACGGTGCGGTTGCATCTAAATGGTGCGAAGAACGTGGATATGAACACCACATCACAGAGTCAGATGGCACACCTGCAACGGGTAAAAACTCAGTCATCAAACTATTCCTTGAATCTGGTGAAGACTACATGGTTGCCGTGGACGGTGATGATATACTTACTCGTTATGGATACAAGTTATACAAAACGATGTCAGAGTCAAGTCACGCACCAGATATGGTTGCATTGTATCGACAACCCCAGATAAAAGCATTACCACTAAATGTGGAATGGGGTGGGTTCCTTGACCGTATTTCCGATCTTCATTCGATGCCAAAGTCACTAAAGGAACATTATAAACTCACATACCCATGGGATAAGTCTCCAAATTCTATTGCCAATACAAATTGGCAAAGCACAGAAAACCTTTACAATGTTTTTAGACAAGAACCATACAATCAAGATGAAGAAAAGGCATTGTGGTGGGCACATCAAAGAGAAAAGTTTAACCACCTTATGATTGCCTATAGTGAAGCAGAAGAGTTTATGTGTAGGATGGTATTCTTCTCTAAAGAAATTGCAAAAGAGATTGACTATGATAATAGTCTAATGATTGGTGAGGATACATATCAGTTCTTGAGATTGAAATTATTACATCAAGCAGGGAAATATCGTATTGCTCGTAGGAAAGAAAAACATTTTCCCACCTATATTGCGATTGCAACTGATAACTCAGTTACACTTAGTGAAGGACTATATAATTATGATTGGTTAGAACCCTTGAACCACAAAATACAAGACCTCAAGGCGTTAAAACCAAAGACACAAATATTGGAAATAATCGATGGAACTTACTTATAAAACATTTCAACTCTGGTCTGCCCAGAACTACTATAACCCTACCTGTATAGACAGTGAGGAATTCTTCAATGACTTGAAGAGGTTTAAGTATGTCAAAAGACTGTTGAATAAGTATGAGTCTTCGGGTGAACTGAGTGAAAGACTTATTCTAAATCACCTAATTGTTATTATGAATTGTTGGGGTGCTGAGAACATGGTAGAGATGTTGGCACTCAAGATTGATCCTCATCACTGGTCTGCATTAAAACCCTTTCTACTATTCACCAGAGCAATAGAGAACACAGATCTTACTGGAATCGACTTAGATCCAATCGTAGTAGAAGCACTGAGAAATTTATGACCGAACAACAAATTGACCGTTGTGGTGACTGTCATTCGTGTTGTAAATCCTTTAGTGATGTTTCTACCAGTGGTGTTTATGAAGACCCAAACCTCATATCTGCTCTCAATATAACATACGAATATGATAGGTGTAATCAGTTGAACTCTGATAACCGATGTAGCATATATGAGAAACGTCCTAATACTTGTAGGTCGTTCGAGTGTTTATATGTAGAGTCAGATCTCCCAGAGAAGTACCTACCAGAAAATGTAGGGTTTGTAACCAATGTAAGAAGAAACAACTCACTTGGAATAAACTTGCAGATTACTATAAATAGATCTAAATCCAGAAACATTAATGTGGACTCATGGATTGATGAGAACATAAAAAATATAATCTTCATGAAGGATACTGCTGAAGAAATGTGGGATATGCCTATTGACAAGATAGCAGTGTCATGTTATAATGGTGACAAGGTATTTAAATTATGATAGTTCCAACTGAATCAAAATGTGGTGATTGTACTGTATGTTGTCAAATTATGGGATTTACTGGTAATGCTAAAGGTGCTGATAGGTATAATGAGGCAGAGAAATATGGTGTAGTGTTTCCTCTATGGACAACCTGTAATAAGTTATGCGATACTGGGTGTAGTATACAAGAGGACAAACCAAGAATATGTAGTGAGTTTTATTGTTCTTATGTTAAGTATGATCTTGAGAAAGACTTTTTCCCTAAAGAGTTTGGTTTTGTGGCACATATACAACCTTATGATCGTGCAATAGGTATCATTTCCATGGATAAAACATTACCACCAGAGATACAATATAATAATAATAAAGAAAAGTTGGATATGCTTATAGATGATATAAGGGTAAATGAAGGCAAAATGATGGTAGTCTGGTTACATACCGCACAAGGTTCAATGAGACTCCCGTACCCGTAGAGGACAATATGAAATACTGGACATACGCACCAAAAGATGTAGAGATCTTTAACGAGAAGTTGAGGATTAAAATAGATGAGTTCCCAACAGGGAAGCAGTCTCAGAAACAAGCATCGTCTCACTATGATGGGTACAATCACCCCAAGTCATTGAATATAAACTATCCTGCGTTTCAAGATTTCCGTGGATATGCTTCGTGGCATAATCCAGATGCTAAAACAGGTTATGTTGATTACCCACTCCCACCTATAGATCGAGATCCACATCAACAATACAAGACTATCTTATGGGAAGGTATTGCACCATTACTGCATAAATTCTCAAGAGATGTAGCAGTAAGACCAGAGACAGGATTGAACTATCAGATATTTGTTGATATAATGTGGTTTCACCAAATGTATATGGGTGACTATGATAACTGGCATAATCATTTTGGATGTCAGTGGATAGGTATATATTATGTTGACTTACCCGAAGGTGAAGAAACCGAACTTATGGATTTCGATGGTAAAGTAGAACAAGCAAAGGTCAAAGAAGGTGAACTACTTATATTCCCATCTGGATATGCACATAGGTCACCACCGAAGATCCATGATGATACTAAGACAATTATTGCTTTTAACTTTAGTGTGGCAACCAAGTATTCACAAGAGATGTTAACCAAACTAAAAGAGACACACCCTCAAAATTATTTTGAAGATGTAACGATGGCAAACAAATTTAAGGTATAAATAGAACTATGGGTATATTAAAATCAGCAGCGGACTTAGTCTACACAATACGATTTCTCAAACTATTAGTAACACCGTTTGAGAAAACTGATGCGTTTAAATCGGGTATCGTAGACAAGGACGGACAAAAGAACAAAGACTTTAATATGGATAAGGTTGTCGATAGGGAAAACTATCGTTCACACTATACACCATTTCATAGACTTGTGTTCAACCTAAAAAGGTTAATGGCAAAGGTTCCTGGCGGTCAGTCGGTAGTCGCACGTTATGGAGCGGCACTGGCATTGATTAAGGAGCATGGAGAACTAAGTGACTCACGTGTAGATCAAATACACGAAGAAACGGGCATTGATATTCTTGATTGTCTTGCAGAAGAATCACAGTGGTTCATGCAAGAAGATGACGAACTTTGCGAAGGAATGTATCGCATACAATATGACACCATGACTTCATCTTGTGAAGATGCAGTTAAAAAGGGTGATCAGATTCGAGTAAGCAATGGTAGTCCTGTTCATGAGGTATTGGGTTTAAAGATATATGAAGGTACCCACATAAAGACTTCACATAGGGTGTTGTTCTCAACAGCAGAGATTACTAAATGAGTAAATTAATAACCACACAAATGAAGTTCGAAGAAGTCATGATTGATGTCAAAGGGCACTTCAGAGGACAAGAAGAACCAGAAGGTCATCCACTACTAAGTAGTGCTTATGATAAGATTGTTCAAACAACTGCCAAAAGATGCAAACCATTAAAGATGATGGAAATTGGAATGAATGCAGGACATTCTGTAGTCGCATATTTACATAACTGTCCAGACCTTGTAGTACACGCAGTTGATATATGCGAACACCCATATGTAAAAGATTGTGCAGAAGCAATCGAAGCAGAGTATGGTGACAGATTTCAGTTTGGTCAGTGTGACTCACAAATTATCAATAAGGATGGTCTGATCGGATATGATCTTGTACGCATCGATGGTGGTCATCATTGGAAAAATGTTACCAGTGACTATGACAAGTGTAAGGTAAGTGGTGTTAAGTATGTTATTATCGATGATCTGGAAATGATTCAGATCCGTGATTTAGTTGATCACATCGTTAAAAGTCCTAACCACCCATACAAATTTCTTGGTCGATCCGTTTATCCTAATAGTGATGGTGGTAACACAACTCAAGTAGTTTTAGAGAGGTATGACGATGTTACGGTTTAAAGAATATAAAGGATGGAAAGGGGTTGGATTCGAACCTCATATGATGTATGATCCCAAGACGGGCAAAGGTTACAAAGCACTGAAACCCGCAGACCATGAACGCATGAAGAAGTTGGGATATACTCACGACAAACCAAAAGACGTAGACGAGGAAATGACATCTACTGGATCCGTAGTAGGAACAGGTGATGATAACCAAACAGTGGTCATGCGTAAGAAGTATGACAAGAAGAACAAACGTAAAGATCAAATAGACGTACTCAAACGTTTTATTGCGAAACAAAAGTAATGCCATACTCGCAGAAAGTCATCGATAGATTTGAAGCAGTTGTTGCTAATCCTCAGAAGCATTCGGTAGGTAGATTAGACCGAAATGATCCCAAGGTTGCGACAGGACTTGCGGGTGCCCCTGCATGTGGTGATGTCATGCAACTACAACTATTATTAGACGATGATGATAAAATCATTGATGTTAAGTTCAAGACCTATGGATGTGGAAGTGCAATTGCATCTTCGTCATTGTTCGTAGATATGATGATGGGTAAGACTGTCGAAGAAGCAAAACTCATCAAAGACAAAGACATTGCGGAGGTATTAGATTTACCCCCAATCAAACTACATTGCAGTGTATTAGCAGAAGATGCTATCAGACAAGCAATGGTAGACTATGAGACAAAACAGGAAGACGGTTATACTCATCCTATCTTAGATGGGGATAAACGTGGAACTGACTGATACTGCCATAGTCCATGCCACCAAAAGAACAGGTGGTGAGAATCCTCAGTTCATTAGAGTTGGTGTTACTGGTGGTGGATGTGTTGGATACGAATACTATATAGAGTATGCAACAGAAATTGCCGACAGTGATAAGATTACTGACTATGGACAATTCAAAGTGGTCGTGGATATAGACTCGCAACCATTCTTAGAAGAAGCAACATTAGACTATACCAAAGAAGGAATCAACGAGTTCTTCAAGATAGTCAACCCCAAAGAGACAGCAACCTGTGGATGTGGAGTTTCTATAGGTTTTGCTTGACAAACGCATTTAAGTTTGTTATAATGTCTTAAACAAATCAAGGATTATATTATGAAAGAAGACTATTGTTGCACCTACATGGATCATGTGGTGTGTATATGGTACGGTGACCAAACACCCGAATGGGTTCAAAAACTCTCAAAAGAAACACCAAAAAATAAAATTATCTTCGTACCTTTAGATGGTTCCGATGATAAATACCTCTACCCCGATAGATTTATAATCCAGAACAGGGAAGCATCTCTAATAAACCATTTCTTATGGGAAGAGTTGTTGACCGATGAAGAGCAGGATGCTCGGTTGTGGACGATGGTTGGTGAATTCGTTGACAAGGGGAAACAATATATAATAGAAGATTACGAGTTCACGCAAGATGAACCATTTTACGACTACAGCAGTGGAAGGGATTGAATGAAAATAGATAAGAAAAAAGATAAGTTATTAGCAGATTATGCAGTTGGAATGTTGAAGGACTTTTATTTGAATGAGAATGAGAATAGTCCTCAAGAAGCATATGCAAGAGCAAGTACAGCATGGAGTACATACAAGGGTGAATTAGATGAAGATCTCGCAGAGAGACTGTATTCGTATGTAAGCAACAAGTGGTTCATGTTCGCATCACCCGTTTTATCAAACGCACCAAATGGAACTAAGAAAGGTAAGGGTTTACCTATCTCCTGTTTCCTAACCTACGTACCAGACACCTTAGAAGGTCTTATATCGCATAGTAGTGAGTTGAGATGGTTGTCTGTGTTTGGTGGTGGTGTTGGTGGTCACTGGAGTGACGTACGTACCGTATCAGACATTGCACCAGGCCCTATGCCATTCATTCACACAGTAGATGCTGATATGATTGCATACCGACAGGGTAAGACTCGTAAAGGATCCTATGCCGCTTATATGGATGTGAGTCATCCAGACATCATTGAATTTCTAAACATGCGTATACCTACAGGTGACGTACAACGTAAAGCACTTAACTTACATAATGCTATCAACATTACCGATGAGTTTATGAATGCTGTTATGGATAACAGTGATTTTGATTTGCGTGATCCCAAAGATCAAGCAGTGAAAGAAAGTGTCAATGCTCGTAAGTTGTGGGAACGTATTTTAGAAACAAGATTCCGTACAGGTGAACCATACCTAAACTTCATTGATACTGCAAATAAGTATTTACCAGAACCATTAAAAGATCTTGGACTAAAGATCAATGGTAGTAACTTATGCAATGAGATACACTTACCTACATCCGAAGACAGAACCGCAGTATGTTGTCTTTCATCTTTAAACTTGGAGTATTATGATGAGTGGAAAGAAACTACTATTGTTCGTGATCTTGTGCGTATGCTTGACAATGTGCTCGAATACTTTATCGAAAACGCACCCGACACAATCGAACGTGCTAAGTTCTCGGCATACCGAGAGAGGTCTATTGGACTTGGAGCAATGGGATTCCATTCCTTGTTACAACGTCATGGTGTCGCATGGGAATCCGAAGCGGCAAGAGAAATCAATAGTGTTGTGTTCTCCAGAATTAAATCCGAGGCAGTTGCAGAGACTGAGTTGTTGGCACAAGAGCGTGGGTCGTATCCAGACGGACAGATGTCTGGTCGAAGAAATTCCCACCTTCTTGCTATCGCCCCGAATGCTTCGTCTGGTGTAATACTATCAACGTCTCCGTCCATTGAACCATTAAAGGCAAATGCATATACACATCGTACACGTGCAGGATCCTTCTTGGTTAAGAACAAGTATCTGACAAGACTACTTGAATCAAAGGGTCAGAGTAATGAGTCCAACTGGTCATCAATTATTACAAATAAAGGTAGTGTTCAGCACCTTCCGTTCCTTACAGAAGGTGAAAAAAGTATATATAAAACAGCACATGAATTAGATCAGAACTGGGTGGTACAACACGCAGGAGATCGACAACCTTTTATCTGTCAAGGACAGAGTGTAAATATATTTTTCCCCGCAGGTGCAGACAAGTCTTATGTAAATAAGGTGCATCTCAAAGCATGGAAGGATGGACTCAAAGGATTGTATTATCTACGCACCGAAGCAAAGTCTCGTGCGGAAAATGTCTCAGAAAAAGTAGAACGTGTCGCACTTCAAGAAGATACACGAAGCATCGTGTACTCCAAAAAGAATTGCCCGTTCTGTTCCATGGCAATGGAAGAACTGAAGTTGAGAGGAATACCATATGATAAGATAGACCTTGCAGACATTGGTAAAACTGCGGCGGAAGTGACAGGAAGGAAAGTAAAAACAGTCCCTCAAATATACATTGGTGGTAAGTATATTGGTGGATACGAAGACTTAATGGAGCATCTCGAAACACCATTCGAAGATGACTCAGAAGAATGCAGAGCGTGCGAAGGATGATTGATGCGAAAGTTGGTGTTGTTTGGGGACAGTTGGACTAATGGGTTTACAAAAGAAGACGGGGTGGAGAAACATATTGAGGATAATTTAGGCAAACAGATATCAGAACGTTTGGGTGTTGATGTAGATACAAGAGGAGAAGCAGGTGCCTCTAATCAAAAAATTGCTAATAATATAATTAGATATATACAGAAACATGACTGTACCAACGTAGCAATGTTAATTGTTTGGTCTGAAAAGTGGCGTATGCCTATGGTACGTAGAGAAAATCAGACTGGTGATCCTGTATGCCATTATGACGATCCGCACTTCATAACACATATGACGACAAAAAAATGGAAGACTATTGAACCTGTGTGGAGAGATCTTAATGATCATGGTTTTAACCGAATGTTAATGGAGCAATGTGTACATGCTGTTAGGGGGGCGTTAAAGGAAAACGATATCCCCTATTTGTTTACAAACTCAATTGATAATTTTTGGATGAACGGTGAGATGAATTTATTCCATGGAAAATCTAAGAGTGATTTTATAGGTGGAGATCAACTACATCATACTCTTCTTGATATAATTCTCGGTTTCTATAAAAACCCGAAGTATAAAAACGAAGACATTAACCTTCGACAGAAAAGAGAACTGACACATATTTTCAGAATCAAACATGATAATATTCGTACAGCACTCACCAAATGTGAACATCCCACAAAAGAGGGTGTTGGAAGGATCTTAGATAAGATCTTACCAGAAATAGAACAAATATTAAAAAGGAAAAAAGATGGCACTATTAGATTTTAGTAAAACATATAAACCTTTCCTCTACCCTTGGGCAGTGGAATTGGTAAAGAAGCATGAAGAGATCCACTGGGTAGAAGACGAGGCAGAACTCTCGGAAGATATCCAAGACTGGAGAACTAAATTATCAGAAGAAGAAAAAGAATTTGTTACTCAAGTACTGAGGTTGTTCACGCAGTCAGACGTACAGGTAGGGGAGAACTACCACGAGTTATTGATCCCGAAGTTTAAGAACAACGAGATCCGTAACATGCTATCATCATTTGCTAATCGTGAAGGAGTACACCAACGTGCATACGCACTATTGAATGATACTCTGGGATTACCAGATGAAGAGCACCATGCCTTTCTTGAATACAAAGAGATGGCAGACAAGATTGACTTTATGAAAGAGGGTGACATCAACTCTCACACTGGTCTTGCACTTGTACTGGCACAATCTGTATTCAACGAGGGTATGTCCCTGTTCGCATCATTCGTGATGCTATTGAACTTCCAACGTTTTGGTAAGATGAAAGGTATGGGAACAATCGTAGAATGGTCTATCCGTGATGAGACTATGCACGTACAAGGTAATGCGAAACTATTCCGTGAGTTCTGTGAAGAACATCCACGTATCGTAAACGATGAGTTGAAGTCTAAGATCTATGAGATGGCAAAGAATGCTGTTAAGTTAGAAGACCGATTCATCAAACTTGCATATAAGTCTGGTACTATCGAAGGTCTAACTGAAGAAGATGTTAAGCAATACATCCGACACATTGCAGACCGTAGACTATTACAACTGGGTATGAAACCTAAGTTTGGTGTTAAGGACAATCCACTACCGTGGTTGGACTGGGTACTGAATGGTGCGTCACATGATAACTTCTTTGAGAAACGTGTGACTGAGTATTCCGTGAATGGAATGGAAGGTGATTGGGGGTGGACAGAAGTCGGCCCAGAACCAGAGGTATGTGGTCTTGATGGACAAGGATGTGCGGCGTGAGTGGCAAATATGAGATAGAATGTGGTATATGTGATATAACAACTGTCGTAGAAGTATTGTATGACAATGATCATCCACAACACTGTCCTATGTGCGGAGAAGATGCAGAACCAGAGTTTATTGAAGGAGTTGAGTAATACCTATATACAGGTATGACTTGGCATAAAAACAACTTAATATTCGAACCAACAGAAGACGAACTCGGCAAGTATGTCGGGTTCGTCTATCTTATTACAGAGCGTGATACTGGTAAGAAGTATATCGGTAAGAAATTCTTCTGGAGCAAACGCAGACTCCCACCATTGAAAGGTAAGTCAAGGAAACGCACAGTAGTTAAGGAAAGTGACTGGAAGGACTACTACGGATCCTCAGAGCATCTGAAGACACTTGTAGAGCAGAAAGGTGGAGATGCATACTACCGTGAGATCCTACACTTGTGTGAAACAAAAGGTGAATGTTCTTACCTTGAAGCAAAGGAACAATTCCTACGTGACGTTCTGTTACGTGAAGATTACTACAACGAATTCATAGGTTGTAAGATCCACTCAAAACATCTACCCAAGAAGAAATGGGAACGAGCAATATTTCCGTGAACCACGACTGCATAGTTGCATTCTCTGGTGGAGTAGAGTCCACTGCATTGTTATGTCATGTTGTAGAGCAGGGTATGAACCCATTAGTAATACATGTAGAAGTTGGAATGGGTTGGAGACAGCAATCCGAATGTGCTGATCTTATTGCGTCCAATCTTGATGTCGATCTGAGATACATAGAATATGTCAACGAACACCCCCTAACAGATAAACAAAAACTATTAGATCATTACTTTGATCTTGGCATCAATCCCCCATTCTTTTTTACATGGTGTAACATCATGCAAATTGTGAATATCAATAACCCCCACATTCATAAGATCTATTATGGATTCAACAACGGAATCGACAAACATACCGATTGGGTAGACGATCACTTCCGTAGTATCGAACGTGTATTGGGAGCACTCAATATCCCAACTAAGATGTCCGCACCACTTGGTCATATGACTAAGAAAGAGCAGTGGGACTCTATCCCCGAACACCTTCAGAAATATGTACATTCTTGTGTACATTCATCAAAACGAGCATGTGGCAAGTGTTCTAAGTGTACAGAATTTCTCCATATGAGTGAAAATAAGTAAAGAAAACGCTTGACATTGTTATCAAAACAAGTTATAATATACAAGTAATTGAGAGAGAAAGGAGAGATTATGACTTGGATGATGGATAAAGACTTTGTGACTGGAATGCTTTTAATGCTATTCCCTTTTGTTGTTGAACTACTTAAATAGGTTATATTATGGATTTAGAAAATCTAACGTATGTTTCTTTTAAAGATGGAGTAAGTTTCATTGCCCCATTAGGAACATTCTCTATTCTCCCAGACCACTTCTGGGATCTAACTAACTATCGACCAGTGAGGTTTCCAGAATGATTACTTATGTTACTGCCAACCATATGGAGTTGGAACTGTATTCAGATGATGAATTAGTAGT